ACCGCAGCGATCTTGGGATCCTGGAACGGCGAGCTTGGGGAGATGAGCATGCCCCGTAGCTCCATTTCGCCACCGATTTCGACCATGTACGTGTCCAGCCACTCCCTCTTCTTCGGGATCGGCTCGTAATGGGTCAGGACGTTCCCCACGGTCACCGCAGCCTCTGCAAACGCCTGCATCGCGTTCCGCAGCCCGGTGAGCGTCGCGTAAGTGTCAGCCATGCGCGGCCAGCCTCCGGGCTATGATTGCCGGGATCCGTGGCCTGGCGTCTGCCAGAGCCTTCTTCAGCCACGGCTGGGCCTTGGTTCCCTTGCGCCCGATGCTGCGAGCGAAGTTGAACTCCGCGTGGTAGTATGCGGTCCCTCTCCAGCCCGGCTCGCCGAGATCCACTCCCTTGAACTTCAGCCAGTCGACCAGGGCGCCCGGAGGTGGCCACTTCCCCGGATTCCTGCCCTCGTGGACGAACGTCGAGTAGAGAACGCTCGGCCCGACCGCAACCCCACCGGGGATCCTCTTCACGGCGTGGCTGTCCCTGAGATTCCCGCTCGCGCCCACAGGCGCGTAGGACTTCGCGACAGAAAGGACCATCTCGCCCACTTCCCGCATGGCCAGGTTGACCTTGTACTCAAGCCTACCCGCCTGGTAGCCCATGAGGACAGGAACGACTTCCTTCCAGGTGACCGTGACGTTCACCTGCGCCCCCGATGGGTTAGCCAGACTGTTGGAGGGCTCGTCTTCGGCGTCATGTCCCAGTCCCTGATCGCCACCGCTGCCTTGGTCGACACCTCGGGCCCCTGGCTCATGTGACCGTCGTACTGCGCCCGCCACGCCTTCGCAATCGAGAGAAGCCGGTCTGACGCCTCCCGGAAGTTGGTCGCCTCGCTCGGCACATCCATGTCGACCGACTGCGCGGCCTCTGTGGCGAGCATCAGACAGGCGTACGAGGCCGCGAGGTCCAGAACGGCCCGCTTGTCCTTCGTCGGGATAGTGTCGGTCGCCGTGCTGAGAGTGTGCTGGGCCGTGAACCAGACCCTGATTGTCTCGGTTACCGCTGGCGTTATGCCGATCAAGTACAGGTAGTATTTCGTCGTGTCCCTGTGGATCTGCCAGTCCGCAATCGGATCGAGAAACTCGGGCGTGTAGTTGGCCCCGACCGCAGAGGCAGGGTACTCCACTCTCAGAACCCTGCTCGCGTCATTGACCCAGCCCGTCAGGGCAGTGACATCGTAGAAGGACGTGGCGTTTCCAGTCAGATCTACCACGACCTCGCGAGGTCGGTCGCTACCGTACTCCTCGACAGCCCGCTGGATAGCCGTGTCCAGGGCTGGGTCGACATCCGTACCGAATGTGGAGTTCGCTCCGGTATCGCGCAGCCTCTGCCTCACAAGCTCCAGATCGGCAGTTGGCGCAACCACGCTACAACTCCACTAGAACGGTCGGTGTCGTTCCCGTGATTAGGGCATACAACTGCCCCGAGTAGACCAGTTCTCCGCGCCAGTGCGGCGCGGTCGTGTTGATGCCAGCGCAGAGCTTCAGGAGGGTCTCTCCACTGCTCCCGTTCTGCTTCATGATTACGCTGGCCGCGTCTGCGCCTCCTGTGATGGAGACGCCCCGAAGGACGCCTCCATTCGCAGGACCGACGTTTGCTGATGCCGCGATGGTGTAGGGAATCGTAGGTCCACACATCATTCCACCTCCGCCCCTCGCACCTCGAAGTGCTTGAACGACGTGTCACCGCCGTTCTTGATGAACTTGAACGTCCCCGTACCGTCACCGTCATAGACATAGACGGTTCGCGACTTTTCCTCGGTCGGTGGCCGAAAGGTGATCGCCAGAGCGGGAACTACTTGCCCGCCGAGGCCCGCTGCAATCCACCAGTGGCTCGCGTTCTCCGGGGTTTCTTCCTCGCACCGCACGCGCACGGACCTGGCCGTAGCCGGTTCCTTCGCGTACACGGTGTTCGTCAGCCCCACCGACCGCTTGACTTCGGCCTTGACCTCCGCGACAGCAGTGGAAACCGTCTCCACGGCTTTCGCGGCCGGTGCGGCCACAGTCTTCCTGCGTCGCTGCTGTTGCGCCATTCGCCTTGCTCCTAGACGTTGTCGTACACGATGACCCAGGTGCCCTCGGGGACAAGCAGCCCGGTCCCGAGAAGCTCGCCCTGCAGCGCCAGGACGTCGCCAGCGGACAGGTCCGTGGCGTAGCCCGTCACACCGTTCAGCGCGTTCTTCGCGTTCGCGGTCAGGTTGATGGTGTTGAGAAGCTCCAGGGTCGAGAGTTCCACCACACCAACCCCCGCAAGCCCGACATCGACGATGTTCAGGTGAGTCGAGTTCGTCGCCGCGCCCGAGACAGCGGCCAGCGGCATGAAGTACGACTCGACCAGGCGACAATCGCAAGGGGCCACCCAGTTCGCCAGGTACTTCGTGGCTTCCGACCCGGCAGCCTTCGCACGGGTCTGGACCTGGGCGTAGTGGAGGCCAGGCACCGACGCCTCGAAGTTATTGATTTGGACGCCTTCCAGGGCGCCAACGACGGTTACTGCCATGACGACCTCCTAGTTGTTCTGGTAGACGATGATCCAGTTCCCAGCAGGGATCAGGACGCCTGCGTTCGACTTCTCGGCCTGCAGAGCCAGAACGTCCCCGGCCTGCAACTCCGTCGCGTATCCGACGCCAGCCGAAAGGTCGTTCTTTGCGTTGGCCGTTAGATCGAAGCCCGTGAGCAGTTCCAGGGAAGACAGTTCCGTGGTCCCCGCCGCGATACCGACATCGACCACGTTCAGGAACGTCGTGTCCGTATTGTCCCCAACGACCGCGTCGTCGGGCACGAAGTAGGACGCCAGCAGCTTCACGGGGTGCGGAGCCATCCAGTTCCCGATGTAGTCCGTGGCTGTCACCGCGAGATGGGTACGAGTCCGTACGTTCGCCATGCAGTAACCCGGCTTGCTGCGAACGAACTCGTTGATTTGATTGCCCGCAAGGGCACCAACGACAGTTACTGCCATGACGCCCCTCCCTTATGCGACATCGTGGTACGTGAACGACCTGTGGTCAAGGACCGACCCGCCGTAGATGTGGCGGATCTTGATTGCCTGCGTGTCGTTGTTGAAGCCCAGACCACTCGCAGGGTCGTCCTGCATGAACATCTCGGGCTCCTGACGACCACCGAAAAAGCCGATGACCACGGTCGGGACCAGGCTGGGATCCCCGACAGTCCACCAGTCCTTCGCGTTCGTGAGCTTGTCGTAGACGATGACCTCCATGCCCGACCCCTTGTACTGGTGCGGGTCGCGTCCAATGTCCGCGTCCGCAACAGCCGCGAGGTTCGGGGCGAAGGCGTCGCTCGGATCGAGGATCCTCAGGGCCCGCGACTTCAACTCCCTCGGGACGATGATGTACTTCGGCCGGTTGCGGTCGCCCAGGATCTCCAGCGACTCGTTGTACGCTGTCTGGTCCGCCATCAACTGCTCGGCGGTCTCCACCCCGAGGATGCTCAGGGCGACCGTGTCAGCGTTGTAGTGCGAGGTGCCAGCCGTGTACAGAACGACCGAGTCGTAGTGGAGCGTCGGGTTGTCCGTCGTGATGAGGTCCATCACGAAGTTGTAGAGGGTGCGCTTCGCAGAGCGCGCCAGAGCCGTTGGAATGCGCGCCAGAGCGCCGATCTGGTCGTCTGCGATCATCTCCAGCGTGATCGACTGCTCCAGCATGCCCCGCTTGCTGATCGAGTAGGTCGTGTGCTCGTCTGTCGGGGAGGTCGCGGGCTGGTAGGCTGCCCCTTCCGCCACGGCAGGCAAGTTGCCGTACCCGCCGATCCGCAGGAAGTAGCGAGTGCGGAAGTCCGCCACGGACTCGATCTCGCTGACCACCTTGCGCCAGTCGTCGTACGGCAGGTCGCTGTACGACTTCATCAGCGACATGTACATATTGTCCGCCACGACCTCGCCCCACTGAGCGGTCGTCAGGGACTCGCGGATCTTCTTGTGATGGCGCGTGCTGGAATACTTCGCGCCGTGAAGCTCGTCCATGCACGCCTCGACGGTCTCGGCTGCGAATGGGTTGGCGCTGGGATTCCAGACGCAGTACGCCTCACGGAGCGAGTGGAACGGCTCGACCACATGCCCCTCCGCGTCCTTGACGGGGTTGATGTGGTTGGCCGGGGTGAGCATCGCTCTGAAGCGAAGCTCGTAGTTGTCCGCCCTGTCGACGAACCCCTCGACCCGACCCATGCCCACGGGCGGGCGCTGCGCGTAGGCCGCTGCCAGGCCACGGTACTCGCCCATGATCGCCGTGACGTCAGCTTCCTCCAGAGAACGACGGGTTGCGGCCTCTTGCAGGCGCCGCTGGGCGCTCTCGCGAATGACTCCGGTGAGACCCGAGGCCTTCATCGCCTCTTCGATCACCGTGGCGTTGGTGGCAGCACGCTCTCGCTCTTCGAGCCGCGCTGTCAGATCCCGGAGCTTGGCGAAGAGTTCGTCTGCCTCGTTGGCCTCGGCGACCCCCGACTCCTCGATCTCCTCGTCACCATCAAGCGGCGCGTCCACAGCTTCCGTCGTGTGCGTCCGCGCCAGGGCGGCCTCTACCGCTGCCTCGATCTTCGCGGCGAGTTCGTCTTCGTTCATGTCGCGCTCCTTCGCTGTTTGATCCGATTCCCGCATGGCGCGGATTCTCCCGCCTGCAGAAGCGTGAGTTACGAGGTCCACGGACTCGACCGCGTAGACAGCACTCACAAGTTGTGCCTTCCCGCCTTCGGCTTCGACTACCTGCGAGTCGTCCCCGTCAGCGTTGATGCTGAACTGATAGCGCGAGATCTCTCCGACCTCGGCTGCGTTCTTGAGCTTCTCTCGCCAGAGCGGGTCGATGACGTGGAACCTGGCCTCGACCACGACCGCACCATCACCATCCTGGCGGGCCTTGGGAGAGCGAATCACCCCGATGTGGTCACCGACGCGCCTGATCGGGTACTGCTCGCTGTCGGTGTAGCCTGGGTGGTCCTCGAAGACGTCCGCCCCTTCGAGCATGCCGAGAAACCCCTTGCTCGACAGAAGCTCGGGTGGCCAGTACCGCCCGACGATGGACTTCCCGCTGCGGATCACGTCGATGTCCCAGACCTTCCCTTCCTTGGCCTTGGACGCTTCGCGGATCCGCCCATGTGTCTCGCTGAAGAGAACGCCTTCCGTCACCTTCTTCTTCGGCTTGGCGACCAGCCCGGCGTCGGACTTCTCTTCCTCCTTGACCGGGTCGCCTTCTTTCCAGCCACACTTGGGGCAGACCTTGTCCGCCGGAAGAATCCCAGCACCGCAACGCCTGCACTTGTTGGGCGGGGCCTCTTCCAGACCCTCCTTGACGTTGGCGTAGAGGGCTTTCATCTGCGCCTGCGCCTCTTCCTCGGTCGGGAAGCACTTCACCTCCGACCCGTCCTCCGACTTGACGACGCAGAACTCGCCCCCTTTCGGGACAACCTTCCAAGGGGGCGCCTCCTGGATCTCCGCCTCTTCCATCTCTCTGGCGGCGCGACTCACAAGCTCTGCCACGATCTGCTGGATCTCCGAGCTTGCCGGGTGGTGCGAGGCTGCCGCAGCGAGCTTCCCGATCTTCTGGACCAACTCCAGGTTCGTGCTGCTCAGAACTCGGCCAGCCTCGCGGAGAGTCGCGAGGTAATCCAATGCCTCGTAGAGATTCGTGCTGACAGTCACATGACGCCTCCCAGGCAAACGAAAAGGCCGCTGGCCAGCCCGTAAGCTGGTCGCGGCCTCGACTCCCCCGGCGAGAGGGGCAAGCACGCCTTAGCGTGTCTTCGGCCCGAATCCCGTGATTACGATGGTCAGTCTACCAGTTTTCCTCTGGATGTCAAGTCCGTAGGCCACGGAATCGCCGTGTCCACACGACAACGGCGACAGTACCACACCCCGGACCCGTCCTGGCGCACGTATCCAATGACAGCATGACAGCACCGACAGCGCACTGGCTTCAGTGGATTCCATGATCGCGCAGGCTTCTGGCGACGCACGTCACTCGGAAGGTTTGGGTTCACCCTGGCGCCTTCTCGCCAAGATCTCGTGGATCTTGATGTCCTCGTCCATGCTCGTCCTGGCGACAATGTGCAGCCAATCGGCATTGTCCCCCGAGGTCAGGTCCAGTTCCACGACCGCAGGCTCGCCCTCTTGGTCTAGTCGAACACCCACCATCTCCGCTTCTTCCCTTTCGGCAGGCCCAGCAGGACGATTTCGGATTCACTGTTGCAACCCACCCCCGTGCGATAGGTCGAGAACACGCGAGAGGCAGGCACCATTGTCGCTAGATGACAGTCTCCAAAGGCACGGGCTGTGTCCGCATCGGTTGTTGTTGACTCCATGGGATTCACCTGCGTGTCAACCCGAGTCCCCTTCGGGTGCTTTACACCATCAGCCCCGCGAAAGACAGCCACCTCCTTGATTCCGTGAGCAGCCAGAAACTCCTGGGTCGCTTCGTACTGCGCCCGCAGGAACTTCCGCTGGGTCGCGCTGCTCGCCAGAGGCGCCATCCCACCGAATCCGGTGTTCGAGCCATACCGTTTGATGTCGTCGTCAGAAACCTCCGTCCAGGCAGCAACGGCATCTCGAATCTTCTGCCTGTTTACCGGATTTGCGAGGGGACCACTCGCCTCCGGGGAATCTTCTATATGAATCGCATCCTCGCTGGCAATCCTGTTCACGCCCATGACGCCCCCATCCCGCCATCCCGATGGCTTGTCGACCACGAGGCGACCGTGAAGCACCAGGCCCTGCATAGCGTTCTGGTAGGCTGTGTACACGCCCCCTCCCTCGCCCATCGTCAGATCGTCCTGTTCCACAGGCCCTTTCCTTATCACCTCCGCCATATCACCCTTGATGTACCGAAAATCCCGCTCGTGCGCCGCTCTTTGCTCCGCCACAAAGGCGTCGGACTGGGCGTTTCTCTCTTTGATCTTCGCTGTCTGCCACGGCGACATCTCCAGTCCGAACTCCTTCGCCGCGTCCTCCTGCAGGGACAGGCTCCTGATGTCCTCGTCATTGGCGGAGAACGCCCACTGTTTCACCAGGTTGTTTGTCAAGTCGTAGCCCAAACCCGTGCGCGCCGCCAGATCCGTCACCACGGCATCCTTGAGGGCTTCGGCCTGAGTGAACTCGAAAGCCTGGCTGTCGCCTCCGCGCTTTATCCGATACACCCGCTCTATCTCTTCAACGCCTTTGTAGAGCGCCACGTCGGTTTGGTTGGCCAGCCCGATCATCGCCGTGTTCCCCCCGGCCGCACCTCGGTTGGCCAATCCGGAGTTGTCGGTGTCGTCGACCGCAGCCACTGCTTTCTTCCTGGTCGGGGCAGCCACTCCGCCGGTAGACGCGAAGCGCCCCCTTGCTCCGTGCGGCGGTTTGTAGGCTTCCGTGATGTCGCCCGGATCGGGCAGCCCGTCGATAGTTGCTGGCACGTCGAGAATCGCGCCCGCTGGCAGGGTCTTCATCCAGGTTTCGACCCCCTCGCGGAACGCCAGTTCCTCGTCGGTGTACCCGACCGCAGGCGCATTGTGCGTCAGGTCTATCTGGATCTTGAGCATGCGCGCTTCGGTCAGCATCACAGTTCTCCTGCCAGGAAGGCGGACCACCGCGCTTGGTCGTGGACCGTCAAGACCCCGCCGATCTGCTCCGCCATCAGAGAAGGCGACGCCCCGGACGTGTCGAACACCCTGAGTTCATCGAACGCCCCCTTGGCGAGAGCGTCGCGTATGCAGGCGCCAACCATGTCGTGAGACGCTCGCACGACCTCGTGCGGAACGTATCTCCCGGTCTGGGCCCCGCGAGAATCCGCCCTCTTGATTGCCGTTTCGGCCGATACGACCGCGTAGTCAGCAACCACTCGGTATCCAGCAGAGCGAAGAGCGACGACCTTGGCCCCCAGCTTCTCGGGCGAACTGTCGCCGGTCGAGTCGTACACGACGTCAGATCCCTGCGCCATACCAGCCTTCATCGTGTCCTTCGACACGACAGACGATTCCTCGTGAAGGTGGGTTGCGATCCACGATTCTCCAGCCGCGACCCCAGGAGCGTACTCCGGTAGCTGGGCCTTGATGGCGTCCGCGTCGACCTTGACCACGTCCTTGGGGAACCGTCCTAGAAGCGAGGACTTCCCGGAAGCCGTTCCGCCGCCCGTCATGTAGACCGTGGGCCTCGCGGACCTGCCCACGCCCGCGCACGCTCGCGAGACTATGTCGTCGTGCAGCCTCTGCCTGCCTGGCTCCCAGACCCCGTTCTTGCAGAACATCGTCATGGAGTCCTCGGCCGGAGCGCCCGCCAGTACATGCGCCCCCTTGGTGGCGCCGGTCGAAACGAACCTTCCCCGTGCCCCACGAGGTGCTTTGTAGGCTTCCTCAACGGCATGCCGCGAGGGCTTGGTGACGCGAAGGTTCTTCTCTACTACCTGCACGATGGCCGCCTGGACGTCAGGTGCGTAGGTCTTCTCGAAGTCCGGGTGCCAGTACGCGGCATACGCCTCTGCGACCGTCTCTGTTGGCGACCAGCCGCTACCGTATCCGCTCACCTTGCCCGCCGCCTTCTGCGCCGCAGGAGCGAGACCGTCCAGTCCACTGCGGCCCGTGTCCGCCTCCAACTCGTGCCCTGCCTCATGGGTCGCACACCCCGCCCAGTCATCCTTGTAAGCCATCGAGACGTGGTAGCTCTTGCCCAGGTCTTCGACCGCAGTGGCGCGTGTATTGGCTGCGTAGAGTGTAATCTCGGGCTCGCCGCTCTCGGTCTCCTGCTTCGGCTTGAACATGCCCTTGAACGGGCTCTCCGCGCCGCTCACGATGTACCGCGTGCCAAAGACAGGGAGCGCCCCGGTTGACGACGCTTCTATCAGTCCCCGCAGAACCGGGGTGATGTCGGTCTTGCCATGGCTCACGACCTCGACCGCAAAGCCCCGTCGCCCCAGTTCCGTGAGAAGCCCGGCCTCGGTCGCGCCTTGCTTGAATCTGCCCCTCTTGTCTCGGGTTACGGCTTCTGCCATGGGAGCAATCGCAGGCTTCGGCTGCGGCTGGGGAGTGATCCCGCGAGCCTCTTTATCCATATCACTGTTCGGGGGCCACATAGGGCTATATGGACCCCACAGGGGATTCCACAGGATGCTGGTACAGCGACAGAAGATGATTTCCGAGGCGGGCAGGTTGGGATCGTGCGGTCCCATGGCGGGATAGCCGTTCACGTTGAAGAACTCGTCCTTACCGACCGCAGTGCCATGCAGTGCGGCGTGCGCCGGTCGTGCCCCGCCAGCCACGCTCTGACCCGAGTGCAGCCAGATCTTCTGCCACGGTTCCAGGGGAAGCTGGCGCATCGTTTCTCCCTGGGCTGCCTGCGAGGCAAGCTCGTAGGTGTTCGCAAGCTCCGTGTGGACGATCCGCGCAGCCTGGTAAGCGAGCGGGCCGAACCTGTCGGTCGCTCTCTCCGGGATGTCACAGTACCTGACTATGTTCCGCCTGGCGTCCAGGGTCTTCTGCTGGCCGTACACCGTCTTGCGAAGCTGCTCGTCTATAGCTTGCCGGGCTGTCTCGGCGATCTCCTTTACCATCAGCGCAGACCGCTGGTAGGCCGCTTGTAGCTGGGGCTCGAAGAGGTTGAACATGCGCTCTCTGTCGAGATCCGCTTCCATGGCCATTTCGACCGGCGTGACCGTAGCGTCGACTCCCAGCCTGACTCCGCTGGTTAGCACGTCCACCATGACGTCGGATCCACGCTTCTCGAAGCCAGCGATGGCGTCGCTCAGTTCGGCTCGGAGGTCTCGTAGCTGCGCCATCTGCCAGGTGTCGTCGGAAGAGGGAACGGCAAGCAGGCGCTCCGTCACGTCTTGACGAAACGCCTTCAACTCCCTCAGCATCCCTTGGATACCAGTCCTCTGGACGCCGTTGAGTTGCCGGTATACCGACCACCACTGCTCGACGTTTCTTTCTCTCCGCTCGTCGGTCAGCGGTGCCGTGCTCAGCGCCACTACGACTCCTTACGCACCTCGTCCATCATGCGCTTCAAGTCCTTGGCAGTCCGAGCGGCCCACTGCTCGACCGTTTCGCCCTCACGCGCAATGGGGATCTCGAAAACGACCTTCTTGTCGGTCACGGCCGGTTTGCCAGCAGGGTCTGCCACCTGTCCCCTCCATACTGCTTGTAGTCACCTTCCGTCAGGTCGTAGGTCTCCATGTCCTTGAGGCTGAAGATCGCTCGCTGCGACTTGGCGACCGCAAAGGCAACGCACTGAGCCTTCTTGTCCTGCCCCGTGACCTCAGACACGTCGTAGTGCAGGGTGTCGTCCGACTTGTCGTACCAACCGCCGATGTGCGCCTGGGGATCCTTCTGGAACTGCGACCACCTGGACCTCGCAAACTCTTCCAGTTCCGCGACCAGCTTCTTCTCGGGCACCCCGGAAGCGTGCTCTACCAGGCGCCCGGTCCCCTTCTCGGTTCCGCTGACCCAGCCCTCCTTCGGGCTGTCCTTCGAGACCGGCTGGTACGTGAAGCCCGCCTCGCCATGCTTTCGGATCTCCCCGATCATGGCGTCGATCAGCCCGCGAGCAGTCGCCTGCCCGAGACTTGCCGGTTTACCGCCCGCAGTAGAACCACCCCCGCCCGCGAACTGCCCCCTTGGATTGCGCGCCTGCGCCTCTCCCAGGAGAATGGCGCGATACCGCCTCTCTGCTTCTCTGGTTACCCCTCCTTTGGCGGGGAGGATGGGGCTTTTCCCGAGGCTCCAGGCGGGACTGGGGGCTTAGGTGTCGCGGCGGGTTTCGAGCCGTTCCCCGGA